TATCTTTTAGCTTACGTGACTCGGCTTGTTCCTTCGCATCTTTGCGAATAGAATCTAGTTCAACCTTTAACGTGTTTTTTTCGTCCACCAATTCACTAAATCGTGCGTAAGGAACTTGATTGACGGGCTGCTTTTCTTCACTTGCAGTATCAGCGGTGTCCTGTTTTACGTCTTGGACTTCGACTTGTTGTTCTTCCATTTTAACCTCTTGTTTGAGTTAGTTAATTCTTTAACCAATAGTTATGTTAATTGGTTTCTTAGCGTACTTGTTGACATTCTTGCCAACTACATCACTTAAATTCTTTAGGATTTGATCTTCGTTTTCACTATTAAGACCAAAGATATTTCTTCCATTGTCTGCATTTCCTTTAACTTTTAAGCCATCACGAAATACAATATCAACACCAATGTTAGTTGGTTTCTGTGCAGATATAGAACCGAGCATTGTCCCTGTTAATCTTAGATTAGGTGGACTTGTTTGCTTTGATGTACTAACACCTTTTGATGCCGCTCTACCCGCAGCTTTTCTTGTAGGATAGTCCTCTGCATAAATGCTTTTTTTTGTCCCATCTTTTAAAGTTTTAGTAAACCAAAAAGGTGAATGTCTTTTGTATTCTGGAAACTTATATCTTTTATTTGTGCCTTCTCTTGTTCCATATCCTTTATCTGAATCTTTAACAATCTTTGTTGCAGCTTTACCACCTATCTTCGCCCATACAGAACGTGGCAAGTTTAAAATGTCTTGTGCCTTCATTGATTAACAATCCTATTTAAACCTTGTGACCATTGTTCGTTAGTAATTAATCTAGCTGATCGTAACTTTGCAAGTTTTGTGTATTTTGTTAATTGAGATTTATTTAAATCCGATGTCTTTAGTTTACTAAACTTCTTTGGAAGCCTAGCTTCTTTTAATGGTTCTTTTACTTTGTTTGTGCTTTCAAAAATCATCCACGAATGCCTACAATTGAATCCACCTCTTGTGCCAAAAGGTGTTGCACTTGCATTGACTTGTGCTTCTGTATATCCTTTAGCCGGTTGATTTGTTAATGTGTTAAAACATATATCTCTTGTAACTTCATCTGCCGGACCTACATACTCCCATCGCACATCCTCACCTTCAAAGACTTTATGTCTAGCTACATCATCAAACTGTTTAATCCCATCTTGTACTGCTACATTTAATTGATGTGTCTCTAGCTTTACAGTATCTTTTAATCGTGCTACTATATTTGAAGGACGTTCGCCAGACACAATACCTTTAAACAATCCATCCTTTAAATCATTAGCGAATGTAGTTGCTTTACCTAATAGACTTTCTGCTTCTAAGTCTTGTAATAATTGAAGCTGTGCAACTGTTGCTCCCTGTATTGTTGCTATGCCACGTTTATCTGCTAGAGCTTTAATCTTTACAACTTGATCTTCATACGATTCCATCAGTCCATTAACAGCATTTGTGTAGCCTCTATCCAATAACTCTTGAAAGAAGTCTAATTCTTTTGCAATAGCCACAAGTTCTGTGTCTGTTAAACTGTCCATTCGTTTAGCAATAGTATCTAAGTCATTGAGCAATTTGTTCTCAATGTTCTTGATTTGCTTCATAAACTTATCTACGGGATCAGCCACCTAATATCCTCTGTATTGCTGTTGTTGGTTGTTGTGCTTGTGCTTCTTGCTCATTGTTTTCATCTACTCTATTCATAAGCTTCTGCAAATCTTCTTCGCTTATATCTGGATTAAAATACTTGATAAGGTCTGTTCTATCCATTAAGCCTTTAGCCATCATAAATTCTAATCGTTCAAATTCTTGCTTCTGATCCGTTGGAAATTCTATTTCTGCGAAATCCACCGAATAATTCTCGCCCATATCTTTGCCTGTATGTACACGCAATACTTCTCTATCCACTTCATATCGTTCGTGTTCCCAATCTCTCCATTTAGGTATGTCTGATATTCTTGACTCAAGGTTCTCCATTTCCATTAAACGTAATGCAGCACCGCTTGGTGCATTGCCCGACTCGTCCCACTTAATACGTAAGTGATTATTAATAGCAGTCTGATTAGCAAAAGACTTAGCCACATCAATCATTTGTGCAAGATTAGCCGGACTTGATACAAAAGAAAATGAACTATCTTGTGGCATTAGAAGGACACGATCAATACCAAGCTTCATACGTGTAGCTTCTTCTATCCCTGTTGCCACAGGCTGACCAAACGCAAAACGTGTTGCCAATGCTATCTCTGTATTAGCGATGCCTATTTGAATGGCTGCTCTCACTACATCTGATGCACTCTGCTTGTAATCCATAAAGGTCACAGGCATAATTGAGTACGGATTGATGTTATCTTCATTGACTTGTATTGTCCTACCCGCTTGGTCAAACTTTAAATGAATACCAGGTACTCCATCCCTTGCTTCTGACCAGAATACAAATACACGATTGTTTTTCGCATCCCTACCTACCTCATACGATACACCAAAGGGACGTGAATCACCTTCAACGTAATATCTTTTGTAATGTGGAATAATATCATAATCTAACTTGTCACCAACGTACTTAGTACGAAAAGCCATAGAGCCTGTAAGCCACGCTGTTTCGTTATACTCACGTGCTGCTGTATCTAAATGATGTGCCAACTCCATATACTCATCTGCTGACTCTCCGTTAATCATACGTTTAGGTGGATTCTTATAGATCATATTCCTAGCACGTGCAAAACGTGGCACAATCTTCTGTGGAAAAGCCGGTATCTGCTCTAATGTAGAAGGCGAGAACCATTGCTCTATATGTTGATCCACGTGCCTGTGATAATAAAAGTCTAAAGCTGTATCACGTTCTGCGTTCTCTTGGTCCTCTAAATTCTTTTGTGCTGTGCGTATAGACTCAAGGACTATCTGCTGTGATAAATCGGGCAACACTACATCATTAACTGTCATCATTCATACATCCAATTCTTATCCATATTGAAACTCATTACTTGAGTGTTATTAATTAAGTCTTGTGCTTCCCTTTTAATTCTTTTGTCGATTTGTATTCCGTATATCCATAGTCCTATAAATACACAGTTAATCGCTATTGACATCCCTAAGATAAATGCTACCATCTTACGCTTTCCATAATCTTACGAGTAGCCGGATGCAGACGATTAATCGCATAACCCATTGCATCGCTACTATGGCTCTGGGTACTGTCTCTTTTATCTATATCATTGCCAGACCAGACGTTTCTTTCAAAGTCCATAATAAGATTTGGACAGTTCTCACAAGAGAAGTTGCCATCACGTATCAACTTGTTTACTGAATTAACACGCTCACGTACAGGCGGATTGGCTTTAGGTGCTGATATACTATATCCCGGATTGCTTCTAATTATTTGATGGTCACTTGATACTGCTGATGAACGTCTTGCACTACCACTAGCATCCGGAAAGCATTTGGCTTCTGGGTATCTCTTTACTAATTCTTCAACCATATCGTATGTTGTTGCGTTCTTTAATCTTACCTCGTCAAATACGTGTATCCAATTAGGTCCTATATAAAAGACTTCTGTACTCATAGCATCAACATTAAAGTCAAAAGCCAGACCAATCGGCAACCCTTCGTTCTTTAGATCGGGACGTTCAACAACGTGCTTATCTCTATCAAAGTCTTTATATACTCTGCCTTGCGTTAGATTAACAAACTTGCCGTGTACATACGCATCAATCTGTTCTTCTGAATATGCTTGTAATAAACTTTCTTTATAATCGTCTGGTAAATGTGGATTGTCTAGCGTTGATGCTTGTATTGTACCTAAGTCAAGCTTCGGATCATTAGCCAATGTAAATCCCCAATTCAACTGCTCTGGTGTCCCTGTAAGAAATATCTGAGACTTCTTAGCTTCTGGGTGTCTTACACGTGCTATCATTTGTTCAAAGACCTCACGCTTTTGTATAAACGGCTCGTCAATAACCGCCCAACCAATGTTCGGACCACGTAATGAATCCGGTTTGTCGCCAGAGCCAAGCCATATTGTACCGCCCCAATTATGAAAAGTAAACTCTGACCTCTGTTGATTATATGTGTAATCGATTTCAGCACGTTCGCATAACTCTTTTAGTGTTACTATTATCGTCTTGGTCGCTAACTGATGTGAAGGTGATATGTACATTCCTGGTACAGGACTGTTCAAATAGCTCATATAAAGAGATTTCAATGCTCCGATATAAGTCTTGCCACTTCCATATCCGCCAATCAATAGGACAATACGATTGGGCATATCCCAGAATTGCCGCTGATGCTTGAGCATATTGTCTTTCTTTATTCTGAATCTCACTCAATTATTATCTCATCTTTTGTAACGTGTTGTTCTACTCGTTCCAATGCCTTGCCTTCAGTACGATCAGCAATAAATTGTACCGCCCAAGATTTACCTTCTAATGCGTATTGGAATACTTTATATAACACAACATCGAGTTTGCTCTTGCCATCTGTTGTGCCTTCTTCGTCCCCTATCTTG